GTTCCATCTTCAGTAGCAACTTCTACCCATCCAATTTGAGCCATGTCAGAACCAGATACAGTGTATTGGTTTCTAATGATTATTGGAGAATTAGAATATTGTGTAAATGAAGGCGTTACAGATATACGAGAACCAGGTCCAGTTGTAGGCATGTTTGATCCTTTTCCGTAATCAGAACCGTATACAAATATCTTTAAAGTTGCTCCACCAGCACCACCAAAGAAAGTTGCTCCAAGAGCAGCTCCACTGTAAGGTTGTAAAGTTAAAGCTCCAGTTGGTACAGCTAATCCTGCTCCAGTTGCAGTAACTAAAGCTTTTTCTTCAATTCCTGTTACCGTGTCTAGTATAACTATTGTATCATTTACAGATACAACATTTGTAACTCCCGCAACAGCGATAGGAATGTTAAGAACATTAACTCCAGCACCCGCTGCTAAAACTACATTATTGTAAGAAATATGTAATCTGTTTTGTTCAGACCAAATAACTTGGTCAGATGTCATTGGCATTTCAGCTCCTACCATACGTAAGAATCCAGATAACGTTCTGTTTCCATAACGCTCTACTTCTTGTTCGTATACTTCTGGTAAATACTGTTGTGCGAAATCATTTGCACCGCCGTTAAATTGTAGATAATTTCCTGGCAAAACTTGTTGCTGAGGAGATGGGATTATCGACCCAAATTGTGGTTGTAAACTCATAATTGTTTTTTTTACTTAAATTTTTTTGTTTTAATACTTAGTTTTGAAGAATCATAACCACTAATTGATTTAACTTTTAATCCATTTACAAATCCTGAACTAGCTTGAGTAGTTCTAGGGTTCCCAGAAATGTTTTTAGATTTATTAACAACGTCACGAACAGCGTCCGCTTTACCTTGTTCATAAAAATGACTAACAATTGAATCAGCGTTAGAAGCCATGTATAGAGCTTTATGATAGCCTTTAGTATCTGATAAATTACCTTTTTTATCTAGGAACTTACCTACAAAGTTTTTTATATCAGATTGATCATTTGCAATTTTACTTGAATCTTGTACTCCATATCTAAATTTTTTTTCACCAACGTTGAAATCAAAACCTTTGAATTCGTCAGAAAAATATTTATTAGTATTAGATTTAAACTCAGAGTGCTGCTGCTTGGCTGCGTCTTGCTCTTTGTTGAATCGGTTGAAAAAATCTGTTGCCTTCTGTTGGTCTTGAGTTACGCCTGGTCTCAACTTGATCTCATCGTAGTATTTACTCTTTGTTTCCTCTAGAAAGTTTTTAGCTTTTGCAACTTCTTCTTTAAACGCAATCTTCTTTTTGCGTATATCTCTATCCTCATCTATGTCTTCATCATAGTCATAATCTTCTAAGATTAAGTCTAAGTCTTCAGACTCTAAATAAGGTTTTGTTTTTTTATAATATTCTTTTATTAAACTACGCTCGTCAACAGTTGAATAGTCAGCATTTAATCTAACGTAGTCTTCAACAGTTCCACCTGTATCTTCCATAAAAGAAACTAGTTTTTCAACATTTTCAGGTAGTTTTCTACCTAAAACTTTTTCGTCTCTTACTGCTTCTTGAGCCTCTTTAGTTACTTGTTTTACTTCTTCTTCAGTTACTTCTTGTAACGGCGTAAACTCGGTAACAACATCTGCAATGGTGTCTTTGTCTCCTTGTCCCACTTCTTGCAATCCCAATTTGGGCTGTTCTTCGAGTAGCACAGGGCTCTCTGCTTCTTGCTTTTGAACGGCATCGTCTTCTGTTTTTAATGCGTCTTTTGGTATCACTACTTTAGTAATATCCGTTGGTAATTCTGCTGAAGGCTCTTTAATATTAACTTTGTGTATTTCCTGCTTAGTGTCACCTAATTGCTTAGGCTTCTTAGCTTTTAAAGAAAAATCACCCTCTTGCTTAACTTCTTCATTTGTTTTTACTTCTGACATAATATAATATAATTAAATAATTAAAATTCTAACTTGGACCAAAATCTTCTAAACCAAATCCATCAAGATTGTCGTTGCCTGAAGACTCAAAGTCTTTTGGCAATAAATCGTTTTGTCTTTGATCTATTAATTCTGATTGCTGTGTTCCTTGTATTTTTACTCTTTTATCTTTACGATCTTCTATTTCTTGTTCTCTTTGTTGCTCAGAACCAATCTTAGCCTTAGCTAATTGCATTTGATAATTAAACTCCTCAGCCATAAGCTCTCTTTTTATTTGAGCCTCTGCTTGCATTCTTTGTATTTCAAATTGAGATTTAGCTTGTTCTATGCTAACTTTTTCAGCAGTTATAGCTTGTTGCTTTTGAACTTCATTCATAGCAGCTTGTTCTGCCTGCTGAGCGTTTGCTTGCGCTTGCGCTTGTATATTTGCCTGCTGCTGTTGCTGTTCTCTTTCAATTTTTTGTGTTTGCCTAAGCTTTATATACTGATTAGCTAATTTAATGTTTTTAATATTTCTAATATCTATAGCATCAGACAAGGCTATAGCTCCTGATTGTAATGCTATTTGAACATTTTGTTCTAAAGAAGCTTTGTCTTCTTCTTCAGGCTCTAGTTCTAAGTGTATACCAAAGTCATGTAATTGTAAGTTTTGCAACTCTTCTAATGTACCTACGTTAAAAGTACCTAAAGAATTACCTAGAGCTTGTTTAGTTAAAGGATTTTGTATTAAATCAGCAGCTTTTAATGCGATATTTTCACACATTCTTAAACTTATATATAATAAAGATTCTAGTAAATGATTAGTAGCTACATTAGAGGCGTTAGCTGCCATTTTTTGTAAACCTACTAAAGAGTCTTTATTTTGAGCACTTCCGTCTCTAGCCTCATTTAATCCTGTTACGTCACGAATCATTTGTAAGTAGTATTGATAAGTACCAATAAGACTTTGTATTTTAGCTTGACCAGATGAAGAACTTAATTCTTGAATAGGTACTTTACCAGCATTCATACCACCTTCTTGAGTAAGTGATCTACCTACTATAGAACCTGTTTGAAAATACATATTTAAAGCCTCGGCTGGATTATAATTTGTTCCGTTACCAAGATCCACTTCGGCTAAACCATCCATGTCTAAGAATACACCATCAGGTACTATTCTAGACATAACCTGTTGCAGTTTAAGATGTGTTAATTGAATCATATCAGCAAATCCAGTTATTCTACTTACAAGAGATTCTATTCTGCCCTTGTACATTCTAGGAGCTGATATACAATAATTCATTTCCACTTTAGTTGTGTCAGCAAATGGTCTAGTCATGTTCTCCGCTAACTTCCACTCTAATAACGTGTCAGTGCCAATTACTTTTGCTCCAGTGTAAAGAACTTCTATAGTTCTATATACTCTTTCAAAATTATCGTTTGGTGGTGGATTAAATTCATCAGTTTTTTCTAAAGCTTTCTCTAGCCCTTGATCTGTTTTTTTTATTTTAAAAACTTGATTCATATAAGTTTTGTATTCAAAATACATTACTTGAACAGTGTTTTCATCGTAATTACCCCAACCTTGTATGTATTGAGAATTACCTGGCATTTGTTGTATTCTTAATAATTCTTTTTCAGGTATATTTGGAAATTGTTTTTTTAATTCAGCTATAGTAACAGCTTTTATTTCTCCAACATAATAAATGTCTTCAAAATTAGGATTTTCCGTGTAAGAGTATACCATATAAGCTGGATCAACATACTCCATCATTATACCTTCAGTATCATCAAACCTTGTCTTAGATGCTGCTATACCTAAAACTGTTAAATCATATGCTAATCTTTTCTTTATTTGTTCAAACTTGTTATTGCTTAATACATTATTAATTACTTCTTCTTCAGCTATTTCAACAGCTTGTTTGTAATTCATTTGCATGTACAAGTCTAACTCTTCTTTACTAGCTGGAAGCGTAGCTGGATCGCTTGTGTTGAATAAATCTAAACCTAAAGTTTTTTGAAAAGAAGTTAAAACCTCTTTTTGATTTATGTCCCTAAGCATTGACTTAGCATACGCGGTTTTTTCTTGTCTAGAATAAGGATCTTCTGCAACAGCTTTTATGTCATAAGATTTATTAGACATGCCATTTACAACTATATCAACAAATTTTGATATAACCGCCACTGGTTTCCAGTCTAAATTAAGGTAAGATAAATCACCGTTTATAGATAATTCATTTTTGTATTTTTGAATACTTTGCTCTCCTCTTGCGTATTGTCTTAATGTGTGGAAATTGCTGTAACTTTGTATGTATCTATTTCCAGCTCTACCACCTTGAAACCATTCTTGCTCAATAGCTAATGCAACTTGCGCGCCGTAATCATAACTTGATTTTTCTTCGTCGCTAACTACTTGGCTAGGAAATGAACTATTAGTATTAGTTTGTATTCTCATTTATTGTATCATTTTTGACGATGCTCCTTTATTGTCGTATTTTTTTATACCTAAATTTATACTTTTATATTCTTTTTTAGCAGAAGGTATGTATCTATTTTTGTTACACGCCATCAAGGCTAAACCAGAGCTTATAGACGCATCATGCTTTGTTCTATTATTTATATTAAACCTTGCCCAGTCTTCTAATGTTCTTTGAAAATACATATCACCATAACCTTGTTTTGTTTTGCCAACGCTAGTATTTATATAAGTTTCTATAGCAGCTGCATGAGCTTGCTT